AGATAAAGAAGCTAACATATCATCGAAATCTAATGAAGTAGCTCTGTTTAAGAAAAACATGTTTTCTTCAATAGCTCCTTGAGTATCTAAGTTTTTCAAGATTGAATCAAAGTCAGATAAACCAGACGCAGCAGTAAAGTTGTTAACTACATTTCCTCTTTCTTTGATAGCAGAGAAAAGACCTTGAGTACCTTTAATTTTAGCAGCTGTTAATGTTGCGTTAGTAGCTATTTCACCTTCAATAGACACCATCTCTAAGTAATCTTCAAAACGTAAACGAGTTTCAGATTCTGCTTTTAAATACCATAGGTATCCACTAGCACCATTTTCAGTAGCAACTTCAACCCAACCAATTTGAGCTGTATCAGATCCAGAAATTTGGTATCTTTCTTTGATAATAACAGGAGAGTTACTATATTGAGTAAATGATGGAGTTACAGAGTTTAAAGTATCATCTGTAGTACCTTTTTTAAACTCAGAACCATAAACAAAGATTTTAAGATCTCCATTAGGTACAGCTGTAATAGGGAATTGTACTGTACCTGTTGTTAAGTCTGATTGAGTATAAGGTTGAACTGTAAGAACAGCAGGGTTTGTAGCTCCACCAGTTCCTGTAGTAGCATTAGCTGTAGAAGCAGTAACATATACTTTAAGTTCTTTTCCTGTACTAGGACTCATAACTACTAAAGTTTGTCCAACAGAAATAACGTTGTTAACGAAGTTAACACCAGTACCACCAGTAGCAAAAGATAAAGTATTAGCAGCTGTTACAGATACGTTAGTGTAAGCAATGTGTAAACGGTTTTGTTCAGACCATACGATTTGGTCAGAAGACATAGGCATTTCAGCACCTACCATACGTAAGAAACCAGATAAAGTTCTGTTTCCGTAACGCTCTACTTCTGCTTCGTAGATCTCTGGTAAATATTGTTGAGCGAAATCATTACCACTTCCGTTGGTAAAGTTTAAATAGTTTGTATCTAAAGCTTGTTGCTTTTGAGACGGTTTAATAGTTCCAAATTCTGGAAATACATTTGCCATAATTGTAATTTTTAATTGTTAAATTTTTTTGTTTGAATTCTTAGTTTAGAAGAATCAAATCCACTTATTGATTTAACTTTAAAACCATTAACAAAAACTTCTCCAGGAGCTTGTCTTGTTTGACCTAATGTTGGGTTTTTAGAGTTATTAATAACCTCTTTAACTGCATCTGCTTTACCTTGTTCGTAAAAATGTTGTGCAATTTTATCGGCATTCATAGCGGAGTAAAGAGCTTTATGGTAACTCACTTGGTCAGTAACATTTCCATCTTTGTCTAGGAACTTCCCAACAAAATTACTGATGTCAGATTGTTTTTCAGCAACTTGATCTGGATTTTGAATGCCGTATCTAAATCTCTTATCTCCAATATTGTATTCAAAACCTTTGAAATCTTTGTTAAATAAGTTTTTAGTTTGCGTTTTAAATCGCTCGTGTTGCGTTTTTGTTTGCTCTTCGTTCTTCTTATATCGGTTGAAAAAGTCATAAGCTTCTTGGTATTGTTTATCTACGTTTGAATTCAACTTGATTTCGTCGTAGTATTGTTCTTTAACTTTTTCCAAGTACTTTTTGGCTTTTACAACTTCTTCTTTAAAAGCGAGTTTCTTTTTTCTAATATCTCGCTCTTCGTCTAAATCCTCGTCATAAGAAAAATTGTCTTCTAATAAAAAATCAATTTCACTTACATCTAAGTGCGGTTTAGTATTTTTATAGTATTCTCTCAATAAAGTATTTTCATCTACATTAGAATAATCAGTATTTAATCTGATATAATCTTCTATTGTACCGCCAGTTTCTTCCATAAAACTAACTAATTTCTCAATATTTTGTGGTAGAGGTTTTCCAGCGTTTACATGTTCTTCTACTTGTTTTTCAATATTTTCAGACTGTTGTTTTATTTCGTCTTCTGTAATTTCTTGAATAACATTTTCAAAGGACCCTTGGTCTCCTTCTCCCACTTCTTGCAGTTCCACTTGGGGTTGTTCTGTGCGTAACATGCTTTCCTCTGTGCTTGACTCTTGAACGGCATCTTCTGATGTGTTTGGGATTATTACTTTTTGAATTTCTTGTTCTTGTGCTTTTGGTTCATCTAATATCTCTACCTTAACCACGTCATTTACTTTATTTAGATTTCTAGGTTTTTTAGGTTTAGACATTTTAAATTCACCTTCTTGTTTAATTGCTTGTTCCATGATATAATATAATTTAATAGTTATTTTTTATTTACATACCCATACCTTCTAATCCAGTAAACTCACTAGATTCAAAATTTAAAGGTAATGCATTATTTTTTCTTTGATTTACTATTTCAGATTGTTGAGACGCTTGTATTCTTGTTCTTTCGTCTTTTCTATCCTCTGCTTCTTTCAAATTTTGTGATTGAGTTTGAGCTTTTAATTGCGTTAATTGCATATCATACTGAAATTGTTGTTGCATTATTTGTTGTTTTAATTGAGCTTCAATTTGTAATCTCTGTGATTGAAGTTGAGATTTTGCAGTTTCTATATTTATAGTTTCTTGCGTTAAAGCTTGTTGTTTTTGAACTTCAAATAAAGCAGCTTTCTCAGCAGTTTGTTGATTTGCTTGAGCTTGAGCTTGAATATTTGCCATTTGAGCTTCTTGAGCAGCTTTTTGTCTTTTCGCTTTTCTTAATTTAAGTAATTGATTAGCAAGTTTTAAATTTTTAACCTGTCTAATATCAATCGCATCATCTAGATCTATTGACCCACTTTGTAAACAAACTTGTATATTTTGTTCTAACATTGCTTTTTCTTCTTCGTCTGGTTCTAATTCTAAATATATACCAAAGTTATAAAGATTTAATGTTTTTAACTCTCTTAAAGTAGCGGTATTGTAAGTTGTTATACTTTCTTCAAGAACTTTTGCTGTTAATGGATAATCTAAACAATCTGCAATTCTAAGAGATATGTTTTCGCATGTTTTAAGAGTTAGAAAACTACTTGCTTGTAATATATGTCTAGTAGCAGTATTTGATGCGTTAGCGGCCATCTTTTGCAATCCTACTAATGTATCTCTTTCAGGATTACTACCATCTCTTGCTTCGTTTAATCCAGTAACATCTCTTATTAACTGTAAATAGTATTGATAAGTTTCTATAAGAGCTTGTATTTTTGCCTGACCAGAAGAACTATTTAATTCTTGAATAGGTACTTTTCCTTGGTTTAAACCACCGTCTTGTGACATTGATCTACCAACTATACTACCAGTTTGGAAATACATGTTTAGTGCTTCTGCTGGATTATAATTAGTACCGTTACCAAGATCAACTTCTGCTAAACCATCAACATCAACAAATACTCCATCAGGTACTATTCTAGACATAACCTGTTGAAGTTTTAAATGTGTTAATTGAATCATATCCGCAAAACCAGTGATTCTATTAACTATTGAGTCTATTCTTCCTTTGTACATTCTAGGCGCACATATTACATAGTTCATTTGAACTTTAGTAGTATCTGCATAAGGTCTAGTCATGTTTTCAGATAATTTCCATTCTAACATAGTGTTAGTTCCAAGTACTTTAGCGCCTGTATATAAAACTTCTATAGTTCTTGATACTCTATCAAAATTATCACTTGGAGGAGGATTGAATTCGTCTGTTTTTTCAATTACTTTTTCAAGTCCATTTTCTCCATATTTTATTTTAAATACTTGGTTCATGTATGTCTTATATTCAAAATATAATATCTGAACTGTATTTTCATCATAATTACCCCAACCAGTTATATATTGTCTATTACCTGGCATTTGTTGTATCTTATATAGTTCTTCCTCTGATATATGAGGAAATTGCATCTTTAACTCAGGAATAGTTACTGCTCTAACTTCTCCAACATAATATACGTCTTCAAAATTAGGATCTTCAGTATATGAATATACTAAGTAAGCAGGATCTACATATTTAGTTCTTATTCCTTCACTTAAATTAAACTCTGTTTTAACACAAGCTATTCCTAATACGGTTAAATCATAGTTTAATCTTCTTCTAATTAAATCCCATTTATTACCATCCAACACGTTGTTTATCGCTTCTTCTTCAGCAATCTCTATAGATTGTTTGTAAGAAAGTTGCATGTGTAAATCTAATTCCTCTTTGTTTTGTGGTAATTGATCTGCTGTAAGCGGAGAAGAAGAAAAGTCAAGTCCTGTTAATGATTTTGCTTTGTTTAAGAGATCTTGTGAATACATGTCTCTTAATATAGACTTAGCGTATTCAGTTCTACTTTTTACTGATTCAGGATCTTGAGCATATGCTTTTATATCATATGTTTTTTGAGACATACCATTTACAACGATGTCTACAAACTTAGATATTACAGGTACAGGTTTCCAATCTAAATTAAGATAAGATAAATCACCATTAGTAGCTAACTCATCTTTATATTTTTGTACAGACTGTTCTCCTCTAGCATACAATCTTAACTGATGATATTGATTCCAACTAGTTAAATATCTATTTTGAGTAGTTCTACCTTGTTCAAACCACTCTTGTTCTATAGCGCGAGAAACCTGTAAACCATACTCTTCAGAAGCTTTAACCGCGTCTGGTACCACCTGACTTGGGAATGCACTGTTTGTATTTGTGTATATATTCATCTATTTATTTATTTTTGATAAAGAACCTGTATTATCGTATTTTTTAATTCCTAAATTATAAACCTGTCTAATTATTGGTGCTGAAGGAACATATCTATATTTATTGCAAGCCATTATAGCTAAACCAGAACTAATAGAAGCATCATACTTTGTTCTATCATTTATGTTAAATCTAGCCCAATCGTTAAGTGTTCTATTGAAATACATATTACCATAACCGTATTCGGTTATTCCAATGTTTTCTTCAATATAAGACTCTATTGCAGCGGCGTGTGCTTGTTTTATATCTTCACTTGAGTTTGGTATTCCACCAATATCTTTTTCTGTAATTGATAATTGAGCCCAGTGTTTATCTGGACGATTCATAGAGAAACCTCTATAACCTCTTCTCTTGAAATGAAACAATAGTCTTGGTTTATTGTTCTCTGCTAATATTGGCATACCGTAAAAAATACATGCCATTAAAACTTCTTCGAAAAATATTTCTGCAGTTTGAGGTCTAGCTATATATTCTAAAAAAAACATATTAACTGGTATATCTTCCATAGAATACTTAGTTAAACCACTCAAAGATCCATTAGATCCTTTGCCATCAACTGTTCCTGATATATCATAAGGATCACATCCAAAAGCACCTAAATGTTCATTTCCAGGACATTTAATGCCGTTTTTGATTATAATATTATTTTGAAGGTGAACTGGTGGAATCCAAGTAACTAAAAATCTACCATCCTTGTTTGGATAGAATATAACCTTAGTGTCTTTTATACCATTCTCCCACTGAAAACTACCTCTAGTTATAACACTAGTATTTCTTAAATCTTCGTTATAATCTATTTGTTCGTATATTTTAGTAAGATTAAATAGGGATTGTTTTGCTTCGTCTCTAAAAGCATGTTGTTCTGTTCTTGGGAATTGACGATAGTACTCATTTAAACCATCTTGATCGTTTTTTAAACCATCAACCTCATTCTGCCAATGTTCTATAACTCCATATTCAATCCAGTTTCCATCAACACCTTTTACGGATTTTTCCGGAGTGTCGAATACAGGTAAGCCATAAGTATCAATGAATCCTTCGTATGACCATTCCATAGGTATGAACAAACTATATAGTCCTGAGCTAGTCTGTCCATTGCGGTTTCTTTTCGTGACATCTGAATCATAGTAAAGTTTTTTAAAGTTTTCTCCTCCTTTATCTAAAGCATTTGAAGTTGATCCCATCATACATTTACCAATAACTCTACTACCTAACCTTAGAGTTGTTTTTGTAACACGCCAGTTATTTAATATGTTATCTGGTTTTTCCCATTTACCACTTTCATCATGTACTAATAGTTTTAATTTTTCACCATCATAACTATTATCACCTGTATTTTTCCAGTCAATTGTAGTATCAAGACCTTCCATCTGTTCAATGGTTTCGTTAGTATCTAGTTTTCTTCTAGTTAATTTAGAAGCTGGAACTCTATAAGCTAACTCTGTTTTAGGTCTATCCATACCGTCTTGGATAGGCTTGAAAAAGAAAGGGTAATTTATTGAGATTGGAACAACTTTATCTGTAAACATTTTTTTAGCATCTGCTCCTGATTTTGATAATATACCAAATCTAGAATCGCTTGATATTGTTGCTAAGTTTACTAATTCAGCAGATGACATAAATGAAAAACCGGAACGTCTATTTTTTAAATAACACATTCCGTAACATCTTGAATCCGCTTTACATGCTTCCCAAAATATAAAGAATAATCTGTTTGATTCTCTAAAATCTGGTGCTCCAACGTCAATTTTACTCCATTGAAGATACATGTAATGAGTTCCTGTTATATAAGTAGGTTTACCATTATTATAAAAAAACAAACCTTCTTCTCTATATTTAAACTCATTGTCAATATAATCGTACCATCTATCTTTAAAAGAATCTGGTTGTTTATTCCAGTCAAAAGTACTTTTTATTTTACTTATTTCTTTTGGGTACTCCATTTGCTCCCAGTATTGCTCTTCTTTCTTATCAGATCTAGAATAAGCATTTTCTACTAGTGGTAAAGCTATTTTTACATTTTGGATTTCAAGTATTTCACCAATCTTTCCAGTTTTACTAATAACAACCACATCATGGTCTTTATTATACCCATATGTCCATTTCTTTAGTCTATTGTTTTGCTTGATAACACTAGATTTTATGTAATCTGGTACTATCTTATAAAGTGTTTGTTCGTACATTACTTAGATCTCCCTTCTGCAAAACCTTTAAACACTTTTACTTCTACTTCTTTACTGTCATCATTTAACATCTTTTCTTCGTCATGTATTCTGTTTAGAATCTCAAAAGCGTCAAATATAGCCAATTTTTTAGTAGCAGCAGCGTTTTTTAATTTATCTGCTGATAAATCATCATCGCCATTATCTAGAATAGCTTCTTCAGCTACTTTTATTAATTCCAATACTGCTTTGTGTCCAGCTTGGATTATATTCTGTTTCGTCTCCTTTACGTTCATATTTAATTGCAATATCATTAGATTTCATACAGTAAAGTCTTTGACCTTCTATTATAAAGTCAAATTCTCCATAAGGAGTGTATCCAACAAGGTCCCCCTCGTTTATTTCTAGCGCTTCTAATGAACTATTTCCGTATTTTAATATACCAATAAGTTCTTTCTCTTTATTGAGCGTTAGATAGTCAGTATTTTTTAATGGTTTTACAAAACATCTGTCTCCAAATGCTTTCCATTTATTATCTCTGTTGTAAAGATATATTTGATCAGGATCACAAAAGTATAAATCATCCATAAAAAATGATCTACTGTTTTTTTGATTACCTCTTATATCATAAAATCTTCTAAATACATTGTGGTGTATTAAAACAATATCACCTACCTTTATATCTGTGTTATAAGCTAATGGTATTTCCATTACTACAGCCATATTATTAACAGATTTAAAACTTTCTATTTTTGTATTTATTATAAGATCTTTATCACCTATTTTAATTTTATTATTGTACCTTTCACCTAAAGGTTTAACAATAAAAGAAAAAACACTTCTCATTAGTATTCTAAATCAAATTCAAGAGCAATTGCCATAGTAGGATAAAATTCTTTCCAAGGCATAACTTCATTGCCTTTTTTAATATAAATTACGCAAGACCTATCTATGTTTTTTAGTATATGGGAGATTTCATGTCCCCCATACACTTGTTGTCCAACTGAATAATGCATTGCTTCATTTTTATAATCAGTACCTATACTAATTTTTCTAATAACAACGTCCATTATTTTACAATTTCTAATTCTTTTACGGTTTCTGGTTCTTTTACTGTTTCTATTTTAGTGTAAGATCCATCTTCAATATTAATATTTATATCTCCATATTCTTCAAACAATACGTTTTTAAAATCTTCTATTGTTTTATTTACATCTGCAATTTGATGTAATAGACTATGTTTTTGTGATTCTAATATTCCAATGTTATGTAACAATTCAGTTAATTTGTTTCTTTGTTCTAAAATAGTTTCTAACTGTTCTTGTTTGATTTTGTTTTGTGTTTCCATTTTTATTTAATTTAATTGTTATTGTTTTATTAAGACAATGTAAGTAAGTATTTCATTTTAGCTGCTTCACCAGATAATGCTTGAGCCATATTACAAATATCACCAAATTTATTTTTATCTCCGTATGCTTCTAAATCATTAGAAAATTTTAATACATCATCAACTACTTTCATTGAGTCTGCTTTTGGACTAATTGCTTCTATCTTTAACGATTGAATTCTTTTTCCAGTATAACCCATTATTTTTTCTATAACTTCATCTTTAAAGTCTTGTAAGAATTCATAGAATCCTCCAGTTGCTTTATGTTCTGCGAAACTTCTAGTTTCCCAGTGAATCATATGTATCTGTTCGTGAAAGAACGCTAATTTTCCTGCTATTTCTTCTGTTGTCATTTTATATTATTTTATTTTTTACCCGCAACTAAAATTTTCTGGCATAATTAAACCATTAGCTATTATATATTGATTAGCCCCTGGATATTCTCCTCCTTGACCATCATATGGCGCCGTTAGATCTGTATGCCTATATAAATAAATTCCAACAGCAAAAGAGGGAGATAAACTATAACATCTTATAAATGGTGTTGGATCAAGACTACAACTAAATAATGGTATTTCATATATAATAGGACCACCTTGTTGATAAGAAGCATTTGGCCATCCAATAGCCATTCCATTACCAAACCCCATTAGTATAAAGCTATAATATCAGCACAAGTAGTATCTAACCCGTCATCATTGTTTTCATATACATAATCAACAATTACTGGAAAAAATGTACCATCAGGAATATTTTTAAAAACAGTTTGTTCAT